TCCCAGTCGAAAATTAGATGATCTATTTATGTTCGGGTAATTATAAGGGTAGATGGGGGTGATACTAAAAAGCGAAGCTTAAAATCATCGCCAGCTGCTATATACAAATCAAAAGTTAAAGTACTAGCTGGAAAATCTGTAGGTGTATCTGTTTCAAAAAGATATAATATTGAGCCAGAGCCATAAATCAAGTCATTATAATTGCCCGTGGTTTGGACAGGATTGGTAACAAATTGGTTATAGAAGGAATAAAAAGGAATCTCAACTTCTGTAGAAGAATCTTGTGAACTGTTTTGAATTTGATGTGGATAAGAATTACCAACACTTTGCAAAAAGCTAAAACCTCCTGTGCCTAGCATTGGAGATCCAGCTAACTTACCAAGTGCATTAACTACTGTTGTTTTAAGTGTTTGAGATCGCCGAACATATGGATAAATTTTATAACGTAAAGCTCCACTCCAAAAAGTATATAAATTAGAAACAAAAGCCAAAGGGTTTTGAGCAGAAACATTATATTGTGGTAGTGCAATCAAAGTGGTTTCATCTTGTCCTTGAACATAAAAATTACCAGAGTTTGAAGGATCAGTCGAAAAAATGGCGGAGTAAGTGCGATATTTATAGTAGCGCCGAGCATAGTCCCTTACATCTCCAATCTCCTCATTGTAATGGCAAACAGAAGATATAACGCCAGAACCTTTAATTATAGATGGGGGACTAGTTCGATCTTCTGAACGAAGTGGTAAAGCTTCGCCTCCAGCTTCTGGTCGAAAGGGAGTTGTTATAGGAGGAATAGCTGTATCGTCGGGATAAAATATGTCATCACGTAGACGCGGAACTTCAAAGACAAAATCATCGCCAGCTGAAATATAACAATTTATAGGAATAGTGTTCGGAACATTATTTGTGACTGCCAAAGGTGTATAAACAAACAAGTATAAAATCCCCAATGAATTTTCATCATCTTGGGCAATTAAACTTGCTGCTGTAGGATTAACTGTATTTTTACGTGGAGTAGAGGAAACAAAAGGTATATTAATTTCAAAAGTTTTATTCTCATGTAAATCAAACAAATGAGATGGATTATTAGTATATAAATCTAGATTTGCTAAAGCGCCAGTTGTACTACTATTTGGTTCAAAAACTGCTACAACACGTCCTGTATGAAATTGTGTTGCCGTGAAATCAAAACGGAAATTTATGGAGCCATGCCACTGCTCGTAGGCCAAAGAAAAATAGGACAAAAATGTGGGGTTTAAAACAGTATATCCACTACGAGCACTAGAAGGAGATGTAAAACAAATTCCTGGATGAACTGGAATTTGCAAAAGAGTAGCACCTGCGGGTTGAGTTGTATCCCAAGCTAATTGATTAAACATCATTTTAGTTTTAATCACTTCTTTTATATTCATTTCATCTTCATTAGCGGCGGAAAAATTCATTTGAGTATAGCCACCAGATTGAGTTGCGGCCAATCTAATAGAGCCATCAACACCTTTCATATGTGCCAAAGGAGCTGTAGTTGAAAGCATATTCTCTGTTTTAGTTAATAGTGCTGCAGGTTTGTCCATGCCAAGCATTTTGAGACCTCCTTCAAATCTATCTACTGTTTGGTCCCAAATATCTGATAAATTTCCGCCCAAGCCATTCCAATTGCCAGTAGCAAAGTTGTAAAAACAATCAGGTATAGTTTTAATAGTGTTAATGGTTGAATCGACCACTTGTCTAAAACCAGAGGAGGGTTTTGGTTTCACACCTCCCATAAATTGTTTAGGTGCCAAAGCCATATTTGTATGTGAACTAGGCATAGGCACTCCTTCAGGTTTAAAAGGTTCAGTAGAGGATATTAATTGAACTGTATGTGGACGCATGGGAATATGCAATTCTACATCGGCGCATGACAACATAATTTGTACATCTAATTCTGGTGTAGCTCCCGTAGCTGACATCAAAGAATTAAGAACCATCAAATAGACAGTTCCCATCTGTGGAGCACGTTCAGTAGAATTAGTAGTCATATATGATAAGACATGTTCAAAAGGAATTTC